GCGCCGAACTCCCGGTCGTCTACATGATGACCGGAGTGTTCAAGGACGCCGGCAGTCCCAGCTTCAAACAGCATCACATGGTCGAAACCACGTCGCGAGTCAGTGTCTATCACTGCGAGCTCTACGTCGCCGGCGTCCAAATCTACCTGTACGACGTCTTCGCAAATATCTACGTCGTCGGCGGCGTCGACCAACTGAGCAAATTCCGATCAAACATCGGCGGATGAACTAGCGAGGTATGACCAATGAAGAACGACGAAGTAACGGTGAACGGAGTGAAAATCGGTTCGGAGACAAAGGAAGACCGCGACACAAAGGCGATCGATCTTCCGTCGGGCGCGCGAGCTGAGGTTCGCAAGGGCCTGGGCCGCGACTTGATGCGAGCCCAGCGCGCGGTCGCAGGCGGCGACGCAAGCGCAGTGGTCTTCGCGCTCATCGCGGAGCTGGTGCTGATCGACGGCCGCAAGATCGTCTACGAGGACGTGCTCGAGATGGATCTCGCCGACGTTATGGCGCTCCAAGCGGAGGTGATCGGCGAAAATTTCGAGCACCCTCCGCAGCGAGCTTCGCAGGACTCGTCCGGTCAGGGTTCTCAGCAGGAGAACTAGCCGGGATGGACTTCGCGGAACTGTCGTACTGGCTCGATGCGGTCGCGGAATACGAAAAGATGCGCATCGAACGCGGCGGAGGGAGCGAAACGTGAGTAGCTATTCGACTGACTATTGCGCAAACACAAGTGGAGCGATTGGAATGAGACTATTCGTAGGTAACTTAAGTTTTTCGTTGGGCGACGGCGACCTGCGCGAGGCATTCGCGGAAGCCGGCGAAGTCGAACGCGCCGAAATCGTGCGCGACAAATTCGACGGCCGCTCGCGCGGCTTCGGCTTTGTCGAGATGCGCACCGAAGAAGACGCCGCGGCCGCAATGCGCACGATGAACGGCAAGGAACTAGCCGGCCGTCCGCTACGCGTCGAGCCCGCAACCTCGCAGCGCCGCCCCTTCGAGCGCAACGCAGCGCGGCAATAATCGCTATCCCAAGATAGCAACTGCTAGCGGAATTATGAAAAAACGACCCAAACCAGAAATCACGCGTTTCACCACCCTCAGCCGCGTCGCCAGCTTCATCCGCGCAAGCCTCGACGCCGCCCGCGCAACCGATCGCCTCGCAACGATCACCCGCCAGCACTTTTCATTCACGGCACACGCCATGGTTCCGAAAATCGCCAAACAAGAATCACCACATGCGACCCGCGCCGGCTCTGAGACCCATCCAGAAGAGGGTTCACCTCGAGCCGAAAGTGGAAGAGCTCCGCAATCTGCCGACGCGATGCTGGCAATCAACAAATTTGCGACGAATGCGAGAACGCTCGACGCGGCGGCGCGAATCGGACAGCGCGATCAGGAGTCTGACGGCGAGAATCGATCGCCAGCGACGGAGATAAGGATCGATTCCCGGCACGCGAGTTTCCGGACGATTCAGCAGTCGTTGTCCGGTATCGAAACTCTGTCCCGGCTCCGGGACGGCAGACGCGCTGCAAGCCCCGCGGGACGGTCGAAACGCGCGCTCGGCATTGTCGCCCGACTCTCGATTGAGCGCGGAGAATCATCACGCGAGCAGGGTCCGCGCTTCGAGCCGAGCAATTTCGATCGAGCACTCGCATCGGCAGGAAAGTTTGCGCCGGCAGCAACGCGTTCGATGATTGCGCCGGGGCGTTTCTCGCGGCCGGAATTCGCCGAGCCGATGCGCGGCGTTTACGGCCAGGAGTCGAGAAGTACGCCGGGCGCGATAACGATCAACTCGACGCCGACGGTCGTCATCAATCCAGGCGAAGCGGGCGGAGATGTCGAGCGACAAGTAATCGGCGCGCTGCGAGCCCATCGCGAGGAACTGTTCGACCAATTCAAACGTGAATCGATCCGGCGCGAGCGCGCGCAGTTCTAGCATGGAGCCAAGAAATTGTTTGCAACCCTAGGTGAAATTCCATTCGAGGTGGTCGGCTCGCCAGAAGGCTTCGAGTCGAGCCGCGCGTATGATTTCGCCGAGCATCGCGTGGTCGAGAGCAAGCCGCGCCTGCAATGGGTCGGCAATGATCTCGAGCATCTGAAATTCGAACTGCGGCTCCATTCGTCGTTCACCGATCCCGCCGCGAAGCTGGCGCTGCTGCGCTCGACCGCGGCGGCCCATCTGGCGTTGCCGCTGGTGTTTGGCAACGGCGGCTTCCGCGGGTTCTTCGTGATCGAATCGATCGCGATGAGGTCGCAGCAACTATCCGCACACGGCGCTCCGATTGCGATCACGGCCGCGCTCTCGCTGAAAGAGTGGGCGGTCGAGTCAGAGTTGCTTCCTGGCGCGCCGATCCTTCCGGACTTTGTGCCGCTCGGAATCATATCGGCGGCAAGCGGCAGCGTATCGGGATCGATCCCGGGAGTGTCGGCATTACTCAGGGTCTCTCCCGCCACGGGCGCAACCGGACCGAATCTCGAGGCGAATGATGTACCGATCTCAGTGATCGTAAGGAGCGCCGTGGGATGACACAGGGCGCGCAATTCATACTTCACATAACCCGAGCAGGCGAGCGTTGGGATCTGCTCGCGTGGCGGTACTACGGCGATCCGACTGACTATAACCAGATTATAGTGGCTAATCCCGGTGTAGCTATTGAGCCCGTCTTTGACGCGGGAATACGTATTGGCGTGCCTATCGTACCGAAGAGCGCGATCGTGATGGTCGATTTGCCGCCCTGGAAAATGCCGCAGCCGGTAAGGATTTAAATGGCCGCAGCGGTTTCATATTCAGTTCGCACGCCGCAGTGGGTGCTCACCTATGAGGGCATAGACATCACCGCCGACGTGTCACACATGGTGCTTGCGATTAGCTATGTCGATCGGCTCGGCGAGGCGTCGGGTGAGGTCGAGCTCGAGCTCGAGGATCACGCGAAGCGGTGGCAGGGGCCATGGTACCCGGGACTGGGAAACGTACTCGGTCTTCAGCTTGGCTACCGCGGTGAACCGCTACTGGATTGCGGGAGCTTCCAGATCGATGAGATTGAGCTGGACGGCCCGCCAGACGTGATGAGACTCAGATGCCTTGCCGCGTACATCACGCCGGCTATGCGCACCGCAAATACGATCGCATACGAGAATCAGAGCCTGGTGGGAATCGCCGGACAGATCGCGTCGAAGTACGGGCTGACCCTTGTGACAGCTCCTACTGCCGTCGAAAGCGACATCGTATTCGCGCGGGTGACGCAGCGGCGCGAAACGGATCTTGGATTTCTGAAGCGCCTGGCAATCGAGCACGACTTTGATTTCACGGTGCGCGGCGCGCAGATGGTGTTCTACTCGCGAGCGGCGCTGGACGCGGCGATTCCGCTGATCGCGATCACCCGATCGGACACGACGCGTTTTTCGTTTCGCAACCGGACGCGCCGAATCTACAGCGGCGCCGAAGTCTCGTATTTCGATCCGGATACGAAGCAACTGATCGCGCAAATGACAACGACGATTCCGCCAGCGCCGACGACGGACACGCTCAAGATCGTCACGCGTTCGGAGAACCCACAACAAGCTCTCGTGAAAGCCCAGGCCGCGCTCGATCTGCACAACATGGTGTTCGTGGACGCATCGATTGAAGGTCCGGGCAACGCGACGTTGGTCGCGGGCAACCAGGTGCTCGTGGCGGGGTGGGGCGCACTAGACGGAGCATATCTCATCGAGACGGCGCGGCATCGGGTGACGCGAGCGACTGGTTATACGACTTCGATCGAGGCGCGACGAATTGAGTAATGGAGTTATGAATCAACTAGTTGAGTATCGCGATCGATTTGTCGAGCAGAATCCGGCGTTTCGGGTCGGAATCGTCCAGCAGCAGGATGCCGCGCACGCCAAAGTCCGGGTGGTGTTCCCCGACTACGACGAATTAGTCAGTTGGTGGCTGCCGGTGATTTTCGCGAAGACGCAAAACGACAAGGCATACTGGATTCCGGATATCGGAGAGCAAGTCGTTTGCCTGATGGATTTACGCGATGAAGCGGGCGCAGTGCTGGGCGCGATTTACTCGAACGCGGACATGCCGCCGGTGAACAGCGCCGACAAGTTTCACCTGGCGTTCAAGGACGGCACGAGCGTGGATTACGATCGCGCTGCGCATGTGCTCGATCTGAAATTTCAGGACCACGGCGAAATCAAGTATGACGGCGGCGCGCATGCGCTCACGATGAGCCTGCCGGCTGGTGCGACATTTAATCTGACGGCGAACGGAGCGCAGGTGGAAATCGATACGAGCGGCAACGTGATCATCAAGGCGGCCGGAAAGGTGCAGCTCGGAACCGGTCAACTTGCGGGAGTCGCGCGGCTAGGCGACGCGGTGCGTGTGCAGGATGACGAGGGCGGCACGCTGACGGGAACGATCGTGACGGCGAGTGCCGACGTGTTGGCGGGGTGACAGATGCCGGCAGGAGCAATAACGCTTGCGGACATCACGTCGGCTGACTGGTCGCTCGAGCTGGGAACGATCGGCGGCGTGGTGCAGGGAATCGCAGACGTCGAGCAGTGTCTTGGAATAATCGTGACGACGCCGCGAGGGAGCGATCCACTGCGGCCGACGTTCGGCGCGGATATCTGGCGATACATCGATTTTCCGATCGACGTGGCGTTGCCCGCGATCGTGCGCGAGCTGACATCCGCGATCACGACGTGGGAGCCGCGGGTGAATTTAATTTCGGTGACGGCGCAGCCGGTGAACGACGGAAGCACGCAGTCGGGAGCGCATCTCGACGTGACGC